TCAGTTGGCGGGGACCGCAACCTCGACACGGCGTGGACGTTCTCCATCGCGGCCGGGAACCAGCACGACGACGACACAAACATCCTGGCCGTTCTGCACAGCCGGCGTCGCCTTGGTCAGGGTCCCGCCCTGTGAAGAGGCCACCTGCTGCCCGATCGCGACGCAATCACCAGCCACGCGCGTCAGAAGCGTTGCCTTTTGGGGAGCGATCTGCGGCAAGCTGCCCGCATGCGCAGTGGATGCGACGGCAAGCACTGCCAGAGCGGCGATAATCTTGGGAACAGAAAAATATTTCATCATGGCGCCTTCTATAGCGCTTTTTAGCTGAACAATGAATGAACGGTAAAGGCCCCGACGGCCATTGCCGAGGCCTTTTACCGCATATCATTAAACAGTTGCTTACGAAATCCTGGAATCCGCGTTGAAACGCCCGACGATGGCAACCAGTCCCGCCAGGGCTGTGGCAAACTGCATGAGAATATCGACGAGCGATTGCTGGTCGATCGTGTCAGTGGAAAGGCCGAGCAATCCTGCGATCGAGATCGCAAACGTCACTGCGGACGCCCATATGGTTTTGGACAGAAACCAAGGTTTGACGGAGTTCATTCAAGTTCACCTTTCTGTGTTATTAAAAATCAACGGTGAGACGGGCGAACCTGCCTGCCCCGGTTCTGGCGCTGATCATTGCCACCGCCAATTCGAATGGTTCAAAGCGGCCACCAAGATCGGCGGTTCGGTCCGCCGCGGCATAATTCCATAGCGGTTCCCTCACCTGCGCCTGCCGTATCACTGAACCGCCCCGCCATATCTCGACCTGATAGATTTCCTGCTCTTCGCCCAAGGGAATGTCAGTACCGAACCAATTGTCCGCATCGATGCGGCCGCGCCGGATCCAGCTTGCGGCGATATCGCCGTTCGGCAATTGCCTGGCGGCAAGATGCACCGGGCTCAACGGTTGAAGTGCCCTAAGGCCGCCGACAGCTTCGACCGTATCGAAATAGAGCTCCGAAAAATCACGTCCGGCCGTGCCGATCCGCCAGTTGAGCGCCAGGCCGATCTCCGACGCCTGCAAGCCCGCCGGCACGATTGCATCATCCAGCAGCACGAATGGTGTGCCCGCCGGCTTCGGCATGGCGGCCTCTTCTTCCGTGCCAAGCTGTCCACGCAACAGGCAGGTCAGCCGCCACTGGCTATCGGCTGTTTCCACAGCTTCGAGAAACTGGAACACTTCCCAGCTTCCATCGGGCGCCTGAAGCAAAGCCGCATTTGCGCCGTTGAAAAGCTGCGCCTTGGGCTGGGAACGTAACTCTCCGGCATAAAGCAACACATCCACGGCCTGCGTATTCATGAACCTGCCGCTGTTGCCCGGCGGCAGCGGCGCCGTCAGTTCCCCGACAATTGCCCTGCTGCCCACGAGGGTCCGCGTGGAATAGCCATCCGATTGTGGTGATGCATATGCGCTAACGCCGCGCCACGGCCTGGCATAGCAGGCGAGACGGAACTGGCTTGCAGCGTCCTCGGCTCCCGGCCAGGCAGGCAGATCGATCAGGTGGAAAAACGGCTTCCCGTCATTGGTGAAGGGATTCCCCGGCGGGACCGAAGGCAATGTTCCGACATCGGGAAAGCGCACATGCGGCGCGATGGCTACAGCCTGGACATTGCGCTCCGCGCCATCCTCCAGAGCGGTCACGACGAACTCCGTAGCCTCGGCATCGCCGGAGGGGCTGATCGTGTCGCCGACCGACAGGCCGACATGGTCCCATGGCACCGAAAGGCTTGTCGTTCGCCGTCCCGCCCAGCATCTTCTCAGCCAGTTTTCCGCCAACGCCCTTGCCTGTCCGGCTTCCATCGAACCCGCCAGCGTCAGCGTCTCTCTTCCCTGCCCTTTACCCTCGCTCCTCACCGCAACCGCGCTCCCCGTCTGATAATTGCGCATGGGGTCGCTGAAGAACACTTCCACCGTGCCTGGAAGATCATTGCGATCTTCCAGCATCGATGTCATCGAAGCTCCCTCGTTATCGGGCAGGACGATATGCTCGACCAGAAGCGACGGGGACAGCCTGGCGGCGCTGCGGAAGACGAATTGGTCTTTCGTCTCGAAGGCATGGATGCCGAACAGGTCCAGCAACGGCTCCAGAACCGAGCGCGCGGTCGATGGTTCTGCGATGACGAAACCGGAGAGATAGCCGTCGGCGGCCGATGTATCTGCTGCCTCCAGGCCGAAATCCTGGAATATGGCCGCTATCAGATCATCGAGCGCAACGCCGCTTATCCGTCCGTTCAACCAATGGCCAAGGCGCCAATTATCGGCATCTCCCCAGAGACTGCCATTGAGCGGAAATTCAGGGAAAGGACGGGTATCCCAGGCCCAAAGATAGATGCGGCGAGTATCCAGCATCGTTCCTCCATAAATGGGAGAAACGGGATTGCCGCCATTTTCCGTCCGGTTCCAGTAATCGAGATGTGCGCCAAGAAAGCGGCTTTGCGCCAGATCGGAACGCGAACCGTCGGAGAAATACGGAATGGCATTTTCGGAGGATTTCGGATCGGGAAAGACGTTCGGCTGGTTGGGAGCCTTGTCCACGGCAGGGCAGCCGAGTTCGGTGAACCAGAACGGCTTCGACATTGGCTGCCATGCGGTCGGCGTCCCGCTTTCCACGCCATCGATCCTGTTATAATGCGGATTTTCCCACCAGCTCTTCAGATCCTTGTAGCGGAAGACCCAGGGCTTGCCCGAGAGACCATCCGATATGGGCGAGCGGACACGGTTCTGGCGATCGGCTGCGCTGGCATAGTACCAGTCGAACCCTTCGCCGCCCGCAATGTTGCCGACAAGACCCTCGATATCGTAAGCGCCGCTGAGATTGTCCGGCCCGAAACGCCTGTCGTCCTCGTCGCGCCAGTCGCCCAGCGGCATGTAGTTGTCGATGCCGACCGCATCGATCGTCGGATGCGCCCATAGCGGATCGAGATGGAAATAGACGTTGCCGCTGCCGTCCTGCGGGTGGTGCCCGAAATATTCCGACCAATCCGCCGCATAGGTCAGCTGGCAGGACGGGCCGAGGCGGGAGCGCATTTCGGCGGCGAGTTCACAGAGGCCGGAAACGAAGGGGAAGCCGTTCGCCTCGTCGCGGAGCGTCGTCAGACCGCGCAGTTCCGAACCGATGATGAATGCATCGACGCCACCGGCTGCGGTTGTCAGACCGGCGCAGTGCCTGAGGAACCGCCGATAGCCCCATTCGCCATCGAGAAAGGCGGTTATCTGGCTGGCCGCCATCACCGTGCGATCGGCGGTTCTCTCCTGGTCCGGTCCGGGAAAACAGCTGATGCGTCCGCGCCAGGGATAAACCGGCTGAGTTTCCCCGCCATAAGGTGACGGCAGGTTATTATCCGCGGGGATATCCATCATGATGAAGGGATAAATAGTGACTTTTAGACCACGGTCTTTCGCATCGCGGATAGCGGCGATGACGCTCTCGTCGGAGGGGGTGCCGCCATAGGCAGCGCCCACCGCATTGCGGGAAACAAGATGCGCTTCGCCTCGCTTCAACCCGGCAACGCGCCAGACCTGGCTGGGCCGCCTGGCATTCGGCTCCACAATGCCCGGCCGGATACGACATTCCCCGGCGCGCAGATCGTCACCGAACCACGGCACGACCAGCGCCACATGCTCAAGGCCAGGGCAAAGCGCCTGCAATTCGTCCATCGAGGCGTTCCAGTCGCTTAGCCCACGCAACGCGTTGCGGTTGAGCGAGCGCGTTTCCCCAGGCTTCGGCTCGTCCGTCACCACATCAGGCGAAAGGCCGAACTCGGTCGAGCCGGGGATAAGCGCGACCGCCGTAATGCCCTTTGCCAGAGCGCCGACGGGCCGTATCACCTCGAAATGGATTTGCGGAAGCCGGTTGCCGTAATCGTCGATCGGCATGCGCTCGAAGACGACATAGGCGGTTCCGCGATAAGCGGGAGCATTGCCATCGCCCTGCTTCGCCTCGATCAGTGGATCGGGCATCTGGTCGACCGTGCCGCGATAGATGCGCATTTCGACGGTGGTCTGGTCCAGTTCCCTGCCGTCGGCCCAGATGCGGCGGATGCCTGATATCTCGCCCGCCGCGACGGCGTAGGCGGCATTGGCGAAATAGCTGTAATTGGTGCTTTTCGCGCCGCCTTTGCCGCCCTGGCGGGTCGTCGTCGCCTTTTCCTCGAAACGGGTCGCCCAGATCAGCGTGCCGGAAAGGCGCGCGGTGCCGTAGACGAAGGGAAGTGCGGCGCCCTCTTCCGCCGTCGTCGGCTTCGTTCCGGCCAGACGCGGCCCTTCCGTGCGGCGCGTCGAATTGATCAGCGCCGTATCGAGGAGATAGCCGCCCAGCGCACCCGCCGCAGCACCGATCGTGCCGCCAAGCGTGCCGAGAAAACCGCCGAGGTAAGCGCCGGCAGCCTGAAGAACGAGTGTCGCCATGGGGATTATATCTTTCACAGTTAGATGGCAGCGTGCTGCGATGCACCCCCCTCTGGCCTGCCAGCCATCTCCCCCTCAAGGGGGGAGATTACGCCTTCATGAACGGGAAGCATCAATCGTAGACATCGCAGGAGGAACGCGGAGAACGATATCAGCCAATCTCCCCCTTTGAGGGGGAGATGCCCGCCCTTCGATAAATGCTCAGGAGGGCAGAGGGGGGGGCATCGCAGCGCGCTGGAGCCGGAAACGCGAATACCCCAGCAATACGCCGGCGCCATTGCGGAACGAGCACCGACGCCATGACGCGATGGCCCTCATAGGCGTGGATGAAGCGGTTTTCCGGGGCGAAGATGCCCAGATGCTTGGCGGCGACGGATGGACGCCAGCGAAACACCAGGAGATCGCCTGGCTGCATTGTTCCGACCGATTTTTCAGCCATATGGCGGCGCGCCGCATCGATCAGCCGATCGCCGCCACCGGCTTCCGCCCAATCCGGTGCATAGGCGCCGGGTTGCTCCGGTTCTTCGCCATAGAGCGCGCGCCAGATGCCGCGGACAAGGCCCAGACAGTCACAGCCGACGCCCTTCGACGATCCGCCATGGCGATAGGGCGTGCCTATCCAGCCGTCCGCCTCGCGCAGGACCGATGATGCAATTGTCATCTCCTTCATGGCACCAGAGGCTCCCCATCGAATTCCGCATCGCTGTTGACGTAAGCGTAAGCGGCATCGTTTCCGGGCAGATGCGGGAAGCCGCGAAAGTTTACGGTGTTGGCGAATTTTGCCCGGCATTGCGCAAAGCTCTTGTCGCATCCGGCGACGACACAGAACGTATCGCCAACCGCTACGGGGTCGGCCGGGATATCGCGCAGCACAATGTGGCCTGCGGGTGCATGACTGACGACAATTGCCACCTTCCCCGCATTCGCCCCGCCAGTCCAGGTCAGGCGGCCATTGTCGAACCAATGGGATTGAAAGCCCTCAAGGCCGGAGGCCAGAAAGGCGGCGTCGCCGGTCGCGACCACCACCGCTTCAGCGAAATAACGCGGATCGCCGGTGTTGACGCCACAGCGCCGGTCACCCAGTTCCGCGTCGCAATTGCGCATGACGCGGCGGCCATGGATCTTGTCGAGATTGGCGGCGCTGCTCTTCAGCTCGGCGGTAAATTTGCCATCGGCATAGGTAATCTTTCCGATGATCGAGCGGCGCAGCAGCACATGATCCTGCGGCGACGACCAGTTGACGAGATAGGTTTCGACCGTGGCGTCATCATAAAGGCCGCGCTCGATATCGGCCTGATCGATGGCGAGCGAAGACAGCGCGCCTTCGATCTCAGCGCTGTCGACGGAAAGACCAAGGGCGGTACTGGCCTCGCTGCCGGTCATTCCTGTCTGAGGTTCGCAGGTCACGCCCGAGACGAGAAGCCGCCTGTCGTGATCGGTGAAGCCCAGGACTGAGCCGTCCTGGCGGCGAATGATCCAGACGAAACAATGGGTTGTCACCACCCCTTGCAAATGTGATTCAAGGGCTTGAGGAATGGGCATCATGATTTAAAGCCTTCCATATTTGACCCTTCACCCTCGTCCTTCGAGGCTCGCTTCGCTCGCACCTCACCATGAGGGTGAAGGGCGCCGACGTTTCAGTAGCCCTCATCCTGAGGTGCGAAGCGGAGCGGAGCCTCGAAGGACGAGGGCGCTTGGTGATTCCGACAAATCACGCTTTCACCTCGATAATGGGAACTGAAGGAATTTCTCCCGCCTTGAACGAGGCGATGCTGGCTGTAAGGCGGTCCGTGTCGAAACGCACCGCGACATCGAAGACGAAGCCGGCGGTGACCGAAGCGCCCACAGGCGGGATCGACTCGGGCGTGAATGTGACGATGCCGGTCAGGCTATCGACGGTGAGCGCCTCGCCCTCGATCATCTCGACTCCGCCGACGGCGATCCGGACCGAGCCCGCGACCGGCTTGGTGATCGGGCGGACATAAGCGCCCCCGCCATAGCTCTTGGTCAATTGGAAAGCCGTCGTCCTGCCGTCGCCCGTGCCGATCGATTGATCGCCGGGCAGTACCTCGCCGCCATTCTCGTTCGAGAGATGATCGAATGGATCGCGGAACCGGAAAGCGTGGAGCGAACCGTGCCGCGCTTCGAAGAAGGCCAGAACTTCCCTCAAATCGTGCAGCGAGCGCAGACCCGTTCCCGCATCGAAATGCCGGCGGGACTGCGCCCAGCGCGCATTGCGTTTCTCGTGGCCCGAAATGAGCGTTACGATTTCATTGCGCCATTCCGGGCCTCCCGTTGCGCCGAAGGAGACACCGAGGGGAAAGCGCACATCATGAAAGGAAGATATCTCGGCCATGATATTCACAAGCTCCTTGCGCCGCGCCGTGCGGTCCGTGCCAGCATGCCGGACAGTTGCGCCTCCGATTTGCGGAATGACGCGGCATCAGGCGTCGAGACGTTGAAAACGACCTGCATGGATTTTCCCGAAGTGCCGGTTGCCACGCCGAGGCGGCCGTCCGCACCGCGGGCGAGCGGCAGGATGGCCTCGGCGCCCGCCTCGCCGCTTAAACCCAGCGAACCGCCAGCCATGCCGAAATAGGTCGGGCTCGACACCACACCGCCCTTGGCGAAAGGTGTAACACCGCCGACGCCGCCAAGGAGGCCGGAGAACAGCGACGACATCAGCCCCTGCAGCGGCTTCAAACCGGTTTCGAGCGCGAGGCCGGCGAGATTGGTGGCGAGCCCGCGCAGCACATCATCGAGGCCGCGCCCGCTGATCGCGGCTCCCTTCAACGCCGCCGTCAAGCTGGTGCCGAACTGGCCGGATTTCTTCTGCAAATCGTCGAGCGCCTTGTCGAAGGCGCTGGTATCCGCCTCGATCGCGACGGTTACATTCTCGTTTTCAGCCATATTTCACCTGTCGGGAAATGCCCGCATGAGGGCGTCGAATGTCTGGCGCGACGGCGCGTTCGCGGCGCGCGCGGAAAGACCCATGGCCGCCGCCAGTTCGCGCGGCGTCATGGACCAGAAGGCTTCGGGAGAAAGCCGCAGATGCCCCAGCCCCGCCTGCATCATGGTCGCCCATGGGAAAGGCTCTGGTTCAACTGCGGCACTCAAGGGTTTGAAAGGGAATCGCTTTCCGGCTTCGCCGTAGCCGCCTGCGCAGCGCCGAATGCGACCGTCAGCAATTCGCTGACGATGCGGGCGAAACCCGCCGCGCCGCCATCGGCCTGCATCTGCGCCACATCGTCTTCGGTGACGCTGTGTCCGCCACCGCGCAAACCGGCTGTGATGATGCGCACCATATCCCGTGCCGAAAGGCGGGCGGAGGAGAACCGGGCAATGAGCGCGGTCAAATCTTCGGCTTCGAAGGCTGCCTCCAGTTCGGCAAGCGCCCCGAGCGTCAGGCAGAGCGCCCATTCGCGGCCATCGAGAACCGCACCCACTTCACCACGGTGCCGGTTCACCATCATGCCAGCTCTCCGAAGGTGACTAATCCGGCCGATTCCAGCGCGATTTCGAAGGTGACCTCCGCATCATGATTGCCGCCATATTCGAGCGCGGTGATCTGGAAGGAACCGTTCAACGCGCCGAAATCGGGAAGGATGATCTGCCAGGCGAGGATATCGCCGTTGAAGAAGGCGGTGCGGACAAGGGCGTCGGATGCGGCGTCCTTGAAAATGCCGGAACCGGTGATGGAGGCCCGCTGCACGCCGCTGCCGCCGAGAAGCTGCCGCCACCTGCCGGCGGCATCGGCATCGGTCACGTCGACCGTCTCGGCATTGAAGGCGATGCGCTTGGCGCGCAGCCCGGCACAGGTCTCATACTCGCCATCCGGGCGGGCGATCTTCAGCAATATGTCCTTGCCTCTCTGGGCGGCCATGGAATTCTCCTGTTGTGGGAATGACTTAAGGGAGAGAGATACCCCTCATCCGACCTCGCTTCGCGAGGCCACCTTCTCCCACAAGGGGAGAAGGGAGGTGCATTGCATAGGCCATGCTGCAAAATACCAGCGTCTGCGATTGGGATTAGCCTCATGCAGCTTTCTTCCCTTCTCCCCTTGTGGGAGAAGGTGGCCGCAAAGCGGTCGGATGAGGGGTATCCAGCGCTAAACCCCCTCGGTCACCGCCCGATAACGCAGCAGGCCATGGTAGCCGTCGCGTTCGTCGTCATTGCGCGCCTGCGAATATTGTAGCGCTAGATTGACGAGCCGGTGCCGGTCGAGCGTCAGAGCGGTGGCAGACATCCGGGTGGCAATCAAATCCATGATTTCCAGGACCTGTTTCTTGCCGCCCGCACGCGACCATACATGGATGGTGAAGAGATGCTCGTCGCCGATTTCGCTGTCGGTGCTCCAATCGTAGACAGCCGTCTGACCGAAAGTGACGTAAGGGAAGGCAGCGGCAGCGGGGACGTGATCGTAGACATTCGGGCCGCCCAATTTCGCTATCAGTGCGGCATCACCGGAAAGGGCGAGATAGATCGCCTTGTGCAATTCCATATTGGCGCTCGTCATCGTGTTCGTCTTCCTTCCGTCGATCCGTCATCGGTTCCGGCACGTTTTCCCGCAATTCGACACCATGCCAGCGCAAGCTGCGGATCAGACCGTCCATGGTCAGGGCCATCGACAATTTCATCGCCCCTCCTCCCTGACGCGACACAGACAATAGCGGCGGCTTTCATCAGGATCATGAACGGTAATGATCGTGAAATGCCGCTCTCCCTTGCGCAGGCGCATGCCGCTCTCGACGTCGTTGCGGAAACGCAGGATAATGCGATGGGTGATCTCTTCGAGCGGCTGTGCCCCGAAATATCGCGCCGTGTCGGAGACGGGCTCGACACGGCCCCATAGGGTCGCAACCTCTTCCCTTTTTTCCGTGTAGCCGCCGATACCGTCGGGGGCGGGACGGATCCGTTCGAGCGCCAGTTCGCTCGAAAGCCGTCCGGCATCGATAAAGACGGTGTTCATAGCGATACCCTGCGCCAGATTTCCACCAGACGGTCGAAGGCCGGCGGGAAGGAGACCGGCTGCGCCTCGCCATCGAAGGCACCACGGAATTCGTAGAAATGCGCGACAAGCGTCAAGATGGCGTGTTTCAGTGCGTCCGGCACGTCCGCGCCGGTTTCGCCAAAACCCGCCACGAAATCGATTTCCAGCCCGCCAAGCGCGGCCGAGCCTAAGCGCCGGTTAAGATAAAGCCGTTGCGGGCGCGATCCCTCGTGGAGATGCCGCTCGCCCAGGCCGATCACCACCGGCGCTCCGTCCGGAGCATAGGCCCTCGCCTCCACGATCTCCTGCACGGGATAGCGAAAAAGCGCGATGCGGCCAGAGCGCGGCCAGCGGTCGAGATGGAGCCGCCAGGTCTGGCTGATCAGCGCCAGCCCGGTCTGGCTTTCCACCACCTCGCGCGCCGTGCGCAGAAGCTGTTCCAGGAGTGTGTCTTCGCTTTCGGTAGAGATTTTGAGAAAAGCGCGCGTTTGCGCGAGCGTCACCGGCTCGACCGCCGGCGGCGTGACTAAATGCATGGTCATGGGGAATCCTTGTTGGAGGATCACCCCCCTCTGGCCTGCCGGCCATCTCCCCCCCAAGGGGGAGATTACGCCGTCATGAACGTTCGGCATCAATCAATCGCGGATGTTGTAGAACGAACGCAGGGAGCCGTATCAGCCAATCGCCCCCCTTGAGGGGGAGATGCCCGGCAGGGCAGAGGGGGGTGTAGCAACACCTAACTCACGCGGAGAACTTCAATATCTTGATCGCGTCGAAATCCTGGATGCCGCCGCCTACACGCTTGGTCGTATAGAACAGCACATAGGGCTTGGCGGAATAAGGATCGCGCAGGATACGGACGCCGGTGCGGTCGACGACCAGATAGCCGCGGCTGAAATCGCCAAACGCGATGGCGCTCGTATCGGCCGCGATATCCGGCATGTCCTCGGCTTCGACCAGCCCGAAGCCCATCAGCGATGCCTTCTCTCCCACGACGGCAGGCGGCTGCCAGAGATAATTGCCGTCATTGTCCTTGAGCTTGCGAAGCGCTGCCTGGCTCTTGCGGTTCATCACCCAGTTCGCGTTCTGGCGGTAGCCGGCCTTCAGCGAGTAAACGAGCTCGATCAGCACATCGGAAGCATCTTCAGCCGGCAATCCACCGGCAACGCCGGTTGCGAGATGACCGAGCTTGCCCCACTCCCAATCGGCTTCCGCAACGCTTTCATAATCGAGAAAGCCACGCGGCTTGTTGACGCCGTCGCCACTGATGAAAGCGGCGCTTTCCTGCTCGGCGAAGGCCGCCTCCACTTCCGCCGAAATCCACTGCTCGACATCGATCGCCGCATCGTCGAGAAGCGAAGCGGTCGCGGCCGGCATGGCGTAGAGCTCCATCGTCGGAAACTGCAGTTCGGCGAGCACGCCCGACGCCGTTTCCGGACGCGCATCCGTCTCGCCCACCCAGCCGACCGCCGGGCCACTCACGGAGAACGGCTTCTTCAGCACGGCGCCGGAGACCTGCCGTACGCTAGCGACAGAGCGGATCGGCGAAAGCCGGGCAAGCCGTTTGCCGATTTCGGTCTCGATTTCCGCCGGCACCAGATAGCCGCCATCGGGACCGGAACCGTAGGAATGCGCCTTCTGCTCGATGCCGCGCAGGGCCTGTTCGTCGCCCCGGCGGACATAGGTTTCGAAGGCATTTTTGTGTTCGAGCGAGGCGACCGGGTTGCCGCGTCCAAGCGAGCTTCCAAGCGACGGGCGGGCCTGTTTCAGCTGCATCTGGTCGAGCACCTGCTTCTGCTCTTCGAGGCTGCGGTTGATGCGATCGACCTTCTCCACCGTCAGCACATCGGGACCGACCCGCTTTTCGATCTTATCAAGCCGTTCGTCATTGGCCTGCTTGAAGGCATCGAAGGCCGACATGAACTCGTCGAACGCTTCGGCGACGTCCTGTCCGCTGCCGATCGCCTTGATCTCGACGCTCTTCTTCTCGGATGCCGTAATTGTTTCTTCCTGCATCGTTGTTCCTTCTCATGAAATTTGTCTGGCGGCGGCGCGGATGCGCCCGGCCAGCGTTTCGGGTGAGGCAGAAACGGCATCCCGCCCGTCTGCATTCGTGCCCGCGACCGCCGCGTAACCCTTGGCGATCACGATGCGCGCTTCGCTACGGCTGAACCCCGCGTCCCGCGTGAGCCAGCGTTCGAATTCCCTTGTTGTCGGCAGCATCGTGGCCTTGACGCTGCTGATGCGCGCGGAAGGCAGCATCGGGAACGTGACCACGGAAATCTCCCAGAGATCGGCCTCGATGATACGGCGGATCCCGGTCCTTGCCTCCTTGCGGGCGCGTGCCGTGCGAAAGCCGACGGAAAGCCCGTCGAGCGCGCCGCTGCGCATCAGTTCGAGCGCGTCCCGGGCCCGCGGAACGCCCTTGGCCAGGCGCCCTTCCACATAGAGGCCGCGTGCATCTTCCCTGATCACGGTCCAGACGCCGATGGGCTCATTGGCATCATGCTGCCACAGCATGCGGATGCCTGACGTGCCGCGGGTCTTCAGCGATCTGGCGAACGCTCCCGGCTCGATGATGTCCTGACCGAGATCCACTTCGCCGAAGAGGCTGGCATAACCGGAAAAGCTGCCGTCGATATCCACCTGCTCAAGCGCCAATCCGGCCAGTTTCGTCTCAAGTTGCAGCTTTGGCCGCAGCTTCGCCTGCTCAGCCTTCATCGCGGATTTCCTTCTGTTTTTCTGAAATGAAATCGGGAAGCGCTGTGGTCTTCATGCGTTCGGTAAAACGGTTGAAGATGCCGAGCGCCGACCATGCCGCAAGGCTTGCGGCAGCCGATCCCATCAGCATGAGCTCCGCCTTGCCGAGATCCCCGTCGATGGCGAGCTGTTCGGCGATCTTGACGCCCGCCGCTCCGCCGAAAACCAGACCGCAGATGATGCCGACGGCGAAACGGATCGCCGCCTCCTGCTTTCCCTTGGGCAGCATATAGGCGAGCGACACGGCGGAACCGGCAACAGCGCCTGCGGCCTTCGCCAGCCATATCCATGCCATATCGCCCACCAAGCCCGGTTCATTGAGCGCGCTCATGGGGGTTCTCCATTTTGGGATTACCGTGCCAGACACCCCTCATCCGACCGCTTCGCGGCCACCTTCTCCCACAAGGGGAGAAGGGAGGAGCACTGCATTGGACTCCGGCCAAACCAAACGTTGGCGATTAGCAGAAGCGTTCGTGCGAGCCTTTCCTTCTCCCCTTGTGGGAGAAGGTGGCCGCGAAGCGGTCGGATGAGGGGTGAGGTGAAGGACAAATCGTGTCCTAGCGACAAGCGCTGTTCAATACCCTACCGCCTGCCGCTTCTCCTCGTCGGTCAGGAAGGACGCGTTGGAAATGCGCTGCCAGAGCGCATCGCGCTCGGCAGAAAGTCCTTCGATGCGGTCATAATCGTGCTCCAGACGCAGATCGTCGCCATAGAGCGGCGCCAGCCAATTGCCGAACGCCTTGGCGGTGCGCGCGATCAGCGGCAATACCGTCAGGCGATAGAAGGCACGGTTGGCCTCGGCATAGTTGGCGTAGGTATTGTCGCCGGGAATGCCGAGCAGCATCGGCGGCACGCCGAAGGCGAGAGCGATATCACGGCTTGCGGCGTTCTTCGCCTCAATGAAATCCATGTCGCGCGGCGAAAGCCCCATCGCTTTCCAGTCGAGGCCGCCTTCGAGGAGCAGCGGACGACCCGCCCCCGCCGCGCCGGTATAGCCATCCTCCAGCTCGGTTTTGAGCCTTGCGAACTGTTCCTCCGTCAGATTGCCGCCATCCTTCGGCGCGTAGACCAGTGCGCCGGAGGGGCGTGCGGAATTGTCGAGCAACGCCTTGTTCCAGGCGCCCGCCGCATTGTGGATATCGAGGGCCATCAAGGCTGCTTCGAGCGGGGCAAAGCCATAGTGATCGTCAAGCGGGTGGAAGAGGCTTAGATGCAGCGCCTGCCCGCCCGCCGGGCCATCGAGAGGCACGATGCGCTTGGCCGCGCCGCAACGATAGGCCAGCGCTTGCGGCCACCCCTCACCATCCGTCTCGACGGTGATGCGCTCCGGGCGCAGAAGATGCAGTTCGCGCGCGCCGCCAGCCGTTTCGATACGCTCGACATAGGCGTTACCCGAGAGAAGCAGGTGGCCGTAGAGCATCTCGAAAAATGCGGCGCCGTTCGATCCCCGGCGCGGCCTGGCCAGGAGATCGAGCAGCGGATGCGCCTCATGTTCGGTCGAGCCTTCATAAAGCAGCCAGGGCACGGCGCTCGCCGCCTCGGCGATCATACGCACGGCGCGATGGACGACCGGGTTGCGCATGAAGCCTTCGCGCGCCAGCGTCGGATAATCGCGCGCGATCCAGGATGCGCTCTGTTCCACATGCAGCGCCACGAAACCCGTGGCGGACTTTGCTTCGGTGCGTGCGGGAGCAATCGCGGCACGCCTGCGCCACGGCCATGATAATGGCATGGGGTTTTCCTTGTTTTTAAAGGGAAATTTCGAGGTTTTGTGGTCAAAATACCCCCCTCTGCCCTGCCGGGCATCTCCCCCTCAAGGGGGGAGATTGGCTGACAATGCTTTCCGCTTTCATTCTGAAACGTCTGCGATTGGTGCCACACGTTTATGAAGGCCTGATCTCCCCCCTTTGAGGGGGAGATGCCCGGCAGGGCAGAGGGGGGTGAGAACACAAATGATTCCGTCAAAACAGGAACGGCTCTAAACTACTCCATCCTTCGGATCCTCGGCATCTTGTCCTTGCCCAGCATCAATTCGTTGAGGGCCCAGACGAGCGCATCGAGACGATCGGGCGAGCGGCCGGAGGAAAGGCCGCCCGGTGCGAAATCGCACATCTCGTCCTCGAGCCCCGGAAAACGCCTGGTGTGACGGATGCGGCCCTGCTCATAAAGCGCTGCGACCGGTTCGGCGCGAAGCCATTTGCCGCGCATCGCCCGAACCGAGCGGACGGGAACGCTATGGTCTTCGGCGGCAATCACCGCCGCCACCATGTCGCCGCCCTGATTGACTTCGGCGATGACGATATCCGCCTCGAGGCGGTGATAAAGCGCAACGGCCTGGCGCGCCCATTGATAAGGCTTGGCGTGGACAAGGCTTTCATCGGCCAGAACCCAGCCGAAACCGTCATGATCGATGCCCGCCGCAACGATGCCGCAGGCATCGGAATTCCGTCCCGCGGTCGCAGGCGGATCGATAGCGACGACAACGCGCCTGAGCGGTGGAACCACCTTGCGGACGAGCCCTTCGATCGACGAACGCGACCAGAGCGCATCGGCGCGGTCCTCGATCAGCTCGCCGTCCAGTTCCTGCCGCCCGAGCCGCGAACCGGCATAGCGGCTCTCGACCGCCTCCAAAAAGCCCGATGCGAGATGGCCGGCATTCTCAGCCGTCCTCATCCGCGTCAGAGGTATGGATTTGTCGGCAAGCAGCGTACGCAGCAGGCCGACCGGGCGTGGTGTCGTCGTCACGATCTGACGCGGAAACCGTCCGATCCTGAGGCCGAACTGCAGCATGTCCCATGTCTCCTGCGGATGTTTCCACTTGGCCAGCTCGTCGCACCACGCCGCATCGAATTGCGGTCCGCGCAGACTGTCCGGGTCCTCGGAGGAAAAGAACGACGCCACCGCGCCCGTACTCTCCCAGACCAGCCGCCGCCGCGTCGCTTCGAGCCGGGGGCGCTCACAGCGCGAGACGGACAGGATGCCCGACGGCCCCTCCACCATGACTTCGCGCACATCGGCAAGCGTCTCGCCGACCAGGGCGATATGGCCGGATTTCGCCGAGGCAATGGTCGGAAGCCCCATCGCTATTCCGGCGGTCCATTCGGCGCCTGCGCGGGTCTTGCCCGAACCGCGCCCGCCCATGATGAGCCAGGTGCGCCAGGGCGCCATCGGCGGCTGCTGGGCATCACGCCCCTGGCAGAACCACTCCCTGTCCACCGCCATCGCCAGATTGCCCTTCAAATTGTCCTTCATGCCGACGTTGAATAATTTCGGCTGCCCGGACATCTGCAAGTTCGTTGATCCTCCTGTCGATGCGCGCCAGCGCGTCGCGCAGTTCTTCCGGCTTGACTGCCACCGGATCGGCGGCCGGCGCGGGTTGCACCGTGTTCTCGCGCGCCAGTTCGATGAATGCCTTCAGTGCCCGTGCCAGAGACCCGAGCGCATCGACCGCCGCCTTGTCAGGCACCTTGCCGCCTTCCGTCAGGCGCACGAGCTCGTTGCGGATATTCGCCAGTATCTCCTCCACATCGAGCGGCAGGTCATCGGCGCGCTTGGTCATATCGGGATCAATCCCCCCGCGGCGCAACCGGTTCAGGTAAATGCGTTCCTCCACCCCCAGAACAAAAGCGATCTCGGCATGAGGCACGCCGTATTTGCCGTGCAGGCGATAGCCAGCACAGGCGCGCTCGGAAGCGCTTCCCGCAGTATCGGACCTGGTTGTCAT